CCCAATAAAAGCAAATATTTGGTATTTACATTAAATATCAAACGGCCATAACCTTTATTCAAAGTTTCTCCCATTTTTAGAAACACTTTAGTTCGTGTATCCAATTTAGTTCCTTCCATCATAGCTTGCAAATGTCTAATGCACTGAGATTTTTGATAACTATTCAAGCCTTTTATCCATGTCAGGTGATCAGGTGTGAATTTAAATGCAAATACATCTAATTCATTTATTATCCTGTTCCACTCACCTTTCATGGCACCAACAGTTTTTGGAACTAACAAGCGTAGTAACACTCCCGCTTGATAGTTTTCCAAAGTATTATCTATTGGCGTTAAATTGGTTATAGGCAACAACAATGGATACATCTTTTGTTCAGATTTAGTATCCATCGCAGCAATTACATTATCATAATGTTCAAAAGGATAAATTTCAGCTTGTTCTTTATCAAGCTTTGGAAGCTTGGCTGAAGGCAACCAAGTTCCACTACTTAGCATTTCAACCTCAGGGATAACAATATCCATATGAGGAATGCCAGTTGAAACTTTATGAACATATTGATCTCTCAAATCAGTGTGCATCGCATTGTAAATCTTATGTTTAACAATACGGTCCATGAAACTATACTTCATGGATCTAGCATGCCACTCTATACGATGAGTAGATGAATGAACCCAGTCGTCAAGATTTCCTATCAGTTTATAACCACCAGGAACACATTTGACAATCTCTTCAAAATAGATGGAGAAAATAGGTGCTGCAGAAAAAATGGTCATTAAACCCAAATCTTTCACACCAGCATCTTCTCTTCTTTCAACTCTATTTCTACGTTGCAGTGTAGCAATATCTTCCATTACTGGAATATCTACAAACTCCACAACAGGTTCAAACGGGGTAACCGTAGAAGGGTAAGGAACCACTTGCTCAAAGATTTCATTTCTCTCTGGCATCACTACAAGATCTTCCTTACCTTTGTCATCAAGTACCTCTACAGTATACTGAGACAGCGAATTACCCTTAATTCGCTTATCAATGCTATCCGCAAAGTCTTGTATTCTTTGTTTAATCTGAGATGCATTGAATCTGTTCATAGCTAATTCGGCTGTTGAATTAACCTTATCGGAAAGCATTTTAGTACCGATAAAAAACAGATTTTTGATGGTCAAACCGAAACTAGAGTCATCCTTAAAATTTTCAAGGTTTCGTTTTCGGTTTCGGTTGACCAACTTGAATGATTTAGAAATTTCCTCAACTGAATGATCATGTTGTACAGACAAATAGTAACCTTCAACATTCGTCCAAAAGTCAACTACTTGTGTATTATCTAGATCTCGTAAGTAAGTAATACATTCTGGAGTTCTACCCAATCGCACCTCAACATTATTTCGATTGACAGGTGTTGATGGCATAGAACTATCCCAATTTATGTATCTCTTAGCAAACTTTGGAATTCTACCTTTTACCCAAATGATTTTCTCAAATAGATAAAAAGTAAGATCAGAATGAGGTAAAAAATAGTCAAATTCAACAATATCAAAAGAGTCATCAGGAACAGTTACTTCAGTAGTAGCCATTCTAACTTTACTCTCATATTCTTTTTTGTTGATCGAATTTCGCTCTACTTCGGAAGAAACAGATGTGTTTAAACCCACATATTTTTTCTTTGCAAATTGTGCTTTCGCTTTTGCAGAGAAGGTAGCTGTTTTTTCTTTTCTAAGCTTTCGATGACTATCTTTAGGTACATTAGAAGTATCATAATTGACCTCTTCCTGTGTTGATTCAATCTGTTCACAGGAAATCTCGTCCATTATGTCACGTACCTCTTCGGCATGATGTTCACAGATTTCGCGCAATTTTTGTTCTTCAGATTCTGTGAGCTCATCATCACGAGAAAGCAACTTCTTTACCACTTGTCTCGTTTTTCTATTCATGCCAATTTCTTTCATTCCTCCTACAAGTTTCAATATCACATTTATCCAATATTGCTTAGGGACATATACATGATCAGGATCAAGAATTTTTCCATCACAAAATAAATTGTAATCTTTAGAAAAAATTCCATACGTGTCAAATATATGACTAGCAATAGTGTAGTGACATAGGCCAGGTAAACACAAGATGTTCGTTAGATGATTACCAAACTGGATATAGACTTGAAAAGCATTAAATTCAGGAATTATTTCATTCTCATGAACTTCTGCTTGTTCAATAGTTAACTCTACATCATTATGTTTGGTTCTTCCTCTATTACGACTAATCTTGCATGCCAAATGAAAATCTTCGATTTTCATAGTAACTAAAATATCTTTAAGTTCTTCAACTTCGTTTTTGTTATTAACTGGTATAGCTCGAGGGTCCCGTGCAGGTTCTTGGACAATATTATTTACATTGCCAAGCCCCACATTTCTGTCTTTCGACAAGGTTGGATTAATACCTCCTTCAGTTGCTCTCGGAGTGATACGTACGGACTTGGCCGTCGACGCCCACCCTTCAGCGATTACTGAAGCTTCGTTATCAATAGATTTACTCATATTTGATAAAATTTTTAAATAAGTCAAACCCAAATTTTATTTATTGGGACACAGAATTTAGTTGGAGTTACGAATTCCAACATCACTGTTAATATGGCTTATAAAACCAATCCTAGATATCTCTACTTAGGATCTAGGTTCATTATTGCTTAAATTGCTAAGCTAACAGAAGGTTTCGCTTTTACCTACAAGCTCTTAGTGTCTTTCTCCCTAAGCGAGCTTTATTTTAAGGTGACATATATCAACACCCATCATCTAATCTATTAGATGGCAACAATTCTCATAGTACCGACTAAATTAACTCCGCCGGTCGAGAAAAATGCTTTACCGAATAACTGCACACTGGCAGTTCCATTTGTTGAAACGTAAGCCGAACCATAGACTTCAAACGATTCACCTCCTACAGAGGATGAAAAATGGGGAAGAAAATTCCAAACGGTAGTTCCGTTATAAAAGAGATCTGCGTCAAGCTCAGTTAAATTACTACCCAAAGTTGTAGTACCACGCACCGTGTAATCAATCATATAATTGCCCGGTGTTAACACTATAGCTCCAGCAGTATTAACTGCACTCAAACCGTTAACTATTGTATCATCCAATAATAATTGCAATTGGATAGAATTAGAAGCGGCTTGAAG